ACAACTTTCATAAAAGGAATCACACCTGTACTTTCGGAGCCATTGCTCGTTTTCGAGCCTACACTCCGAACCCCGCTCCAACATCCTCCTACTCCTCCACCAACGGAGGAAAGAAAAGCATTCTCTGTATAGTGATCTGTTATTCCTTCTCTACTGTCATCCACATAATTTAAAAAACAACTAATTGGTAATCCTCTACTTGTTCCTCCATTTGAAAGTACAGGTGTAGAAAACATAAACCACAGTTTACTCGCATAGTCATATAATCTTTGTGCATGATCATCATCATCCGCAAAAGTTTTAGCTGCACGAGCAAACGCATCTTGAGGAGATTTTTCCTCTCCCACTAAGTATCTATCTTCAAGAGTTTTAATACTAAACTCAGAAAGATACTTATCTCTTTTATAATTAAGCTGCATTCATTATACCCCTTATTACTGATATATTATCAGCGCCTATTGCATCATCACAAAACGATATTAGATCCATAAGTTCATAGTTTTGTGCTATCTGCTCATAATTTTCATTTAAAGACTCAATATATTTGTATTTTCCAGGTATGGGACACGCATCATATATACTAATTGCATCTCCATACTCTTTTATGAGACCTAACGCACGTTTTGGCCCAATACCAGGAATGCCTGGTACGTTGTCTCCTTTATCTCCGGTTAGGCACTTTAGCGAGATATATTCTTCTGGAGCAACATCGTAGTGTGTACTCCAATTGTCTAAAGTTACTTCCTTTCTAGTTACATAAGAAAATCTACCCACATTTTCTTGTATAAGTAAATCCCAGTCTCTATCACTAGAAATTAACCAAATATATTCTAAATCATACTCTTTTCTATGTCGTACAAGATGAGCAGCTATATCATCTGCTTCTACTCCTCGAAATCGAAGTAATGTATGATCTTCTTGAAGCAACTCTAAGGTGGCTTCATACTCTGCAATGAAGTCTTCAAACTCCATTTTCTCCTGTTCAGATTGCTCTGCAAACTTTTCTTTTCGATTTTGTTTATAGTCTGGATTTATTTCTTTTCTATATGAAGAAGAGCCCAAATCAGCTGTAATTATTATATTTTTACAGTCATAAGATTTTGCCAAAGATTGTACAGTTCTTTGATATTCATATCGAAAGTCTGTTCTTCCTTGATGTTTCCATCGAAAAGCAAGGTTTAAAGCATCCACTATTAGAGTGCAGTTTCCATCATTTACTAACTTATCTGTAAAATTAAATGCCATCTAAAAACTCCACTTTTTCCATTGTTAACCACTCTTCAGCTAAAGAAACATAACAATCCAATAAGGATATATACATATATTCCGGATATCCGGGCTCCCTTTGAGTAACTATAAATACTGGAGAACGATTGTACTTAAAAAATAACATAGGAAGTTGATTTCCTCCCTCTGCTTGTATTACTAGTTTTTTCCACCACTTTATTAAGTTATTTGTTTTTGGAGCTGTAAATATTTTATCAGATAAAGGAGAGTTTTCATAGTTTTTTACCTCTATACAATATCTATTCTTTGCATGAGGAACATATAAATCTCCTTTTAGATACTCAAGAGCTCCAGAGCTAGGCACTCTCTCGAACTGATGTCCTGTATGTTCTCGTAACATATCTCTTACAAGATACTCTCCTCTAGCTCCTTTTGCTCTTGAATCTACCATTCTAACTTACTTACATTTCCTTCTTTTACAACCTCTACTTTTTCTAACAAAGGATGTGTCCATCCATGAGAAACAACATAGGTGTTTAAATCTTCTTGAAGCAATACTTCAACCATTTTCTCTCTACCACTATCATCAAGTACATTTATTACTTCATCTAAAAAGAGAATATTTATTCTTGACTTTGATATACTACTCATAAGTTTACGAATAGCAATAAGTGTAGCGGTATTTACCCTTGCCAACTCTCCAGAAGATAAAGCAAGAATATCCACAATATTTTCATTGTCAGTAATCTGTACATTTAGTTTATCATTTGAAACAATAAACTCTAAAGTAAATCTACCGTCTGAAAGCTCTGCTAGATAAGTATTTGTTAGTGCTTCTAGCTCTTTTACTAAATTTTCAATTTTGTAAGCAAGAAGTCCGTTTGTACTAAATGCTTTCTTTAATATTTCAAGATTTGAATCTAATTCTTTCTGTTCTTCTAATACTTCCTTAGCGGTATTTAGTTTTTCTATAAATCCATCTGTTTGAGCTTGAATGATTTCTATTTTAGTATTATTCCTGGTTCTTTTTTCATTTTCTTTTGCGATTCTCTCAAGCTCTTTTTTAGCATTTGTAAGTTTTAGTCCTACTTCATGTATACTGTCTTCTAGCTCTGCTTTATTTATAAGTTCTTTCTGTAGACTCGGATCTACATTTCTATACAAATCTTCCCATTCTTTTTGAGTTTTTTGTTTTTTATCAAATAAAGCATTGTTACTTTTAATTCTATGAACTAGCTTTTCATTAGTCCTTTTTCTTATATCCATAGATGCTATTTTTGCTAGTTCTTGCTCTAATAGATTCTGAATAAACTCTGCATCGACTTCCTGCTCACAAGTAGGACATACATCTCCAAGTTTTTTCAATTTTTCTAATAGAGTATTAGATGCTTTTATTTCAGCATCTAATTGTCCCGCGACTTTTTGATACTCATCGTAGGACTCTTTACTATCAACTTCGATGCTATTTATTTCATCAAGATCTATAGCAGCCAGCATTTCTCTATACTGATTATTTCTTAGAATTTTTTTATTTTTTTCGGAAATATTTTCAAGTTCTATCGAAAGAGAACGGAATGTCTTCTCATCTTCATCCGTATCAATTTCAAAATTTAACAGTTCTAGTACTTCCATACCTTCCAAATTATTTGTTTGTAACCATTTTTCAATGGTATTTATTTCCGAACCTACTTCAATTAACTTATTTGAAGAAAGTCTTGATGCCTCTTTAAATACTTCAAATAAATTTACATACTCATCAAGATGTAATAGATCAATTAAAAACTTTTTCCTATTTGTATCTGTAGCAGTTAGAAACTGTAAACTAGCATTTGTATTTTGATATACAAGCTGTGAAAAAGTTTTAAAATCAATACCGAGTATTTCTTGTATAGTTTTGTATGTATTTGTAGCAGTATGACTAGATATGTCTTCTCCATCCTTTTCTAGTTTTACTTTTATACTGCTTTTACGATCTACGCTAATTTCGTAATCGCTGCCGTCTTTTTCAAAAGATAAAAATATACTATAGCCGTCATTTATATACCTATTTGGTATATCGGCTTTCTTTATACCTTTTGAATTTTTATTGTAGAGAATCTCTTCAATAATTAACGGTATGGATGATTTACCCATACCGTTAGTACCAATAATTTGAGTTACAGTATTATTATCTAAATGTAACTCATTATCTGATCCATAACTGAAACAATTACTCCATTTGAGCTTTTTTAGCGTAATCATTGTACGTCCGTAATATGTTAAAGGTTTCTTCTTCTGGAATTTGTAAAATATAATTTAAGTACTCTACTAATTCATCTTCAAGTGTCATTTCTTTTTCTAAGACTAGACTTGCTTCAGTACTTCTTTTTATAACTTTTTTATCCAAAAGCTCTGAGTTTTCTACAGCTGCAAGTTCCTGTATATCTCCCTCTATTTCATAAATAGTATGGTGATATGTGGTGGGAACCATATCTTCTGCTTTTGTTACAGTTTTTCTTATTAACTGTGGCAAAGTAAAAGGCCACCAATCCCAGCTCCAGTCTTTTGGATTAATAAGTAAATAACCTGTTTCTACTTCTTTTCTATGAAAGGAAGTAGTCATTGGACTTCCTGGATAAACGATATTTCTCTGAGTATTACTATGTGCGTGTAAATCACCAGCAAACACAACAGGAAAGTCATCAAACCTTTCTAAGTTTACCTCTGGTTTTACATGAGGAGGGATTTCACCCCGAACATGAGTAAACAGAGGTTGGCTACTATCAAAATGCTCAATGCTGCCGTTACGGTGTAAGTCTGCATAAGGTAATACTCCAAAACCTAAATCTTCATCAACATAGGAAATGTCTACCACATTTACAAGAGGATTTATATCTCTTGTCGGTTGTTTTAGTTGAGAGAAAAAAGTACGATTTTTACGAGTTGCTTCGTGGTTTCCATCAAAGATAAGAGTTGGTTTCTTTACATTTCTTATAAAAGAAAAGTACAAAGCCAACTCTTCCATAGTTGGAATACGATCAAACAGGTCGCCTCCTATGATATGCATATCACAGGTAGACGCCTGTTTGTGAACTTGATCAAAAAATTCGTTATATCGTTTTATTGCCCACTCGACTGGCACATTCTTTTGTCCAAGTTTTATATGCCAATCGGCAGTAAATAATATCACGCTACGTTAAACTCATCTTCTAGTGTTTCGTCAATCTCTTCTGAACCATTGTCTCGTATACGATCTAATAGCTCTTTTTGTGCATCTGGAGTCGGACGAGGCATTACTTCATCCATAGACTTTAGATCTGCTATCATATCCATTTCATCCTCTGAAAGAGCACGAGTCTTACATTTGAGAGCCTGTAATTGATACTCTACATTGTAAGGAAGAGGGCCAGTCTTGACTCTCTTAAATTGAACATCCCATCCAGTTTCTGGATCTGTAGGATCTCCTAAA